GATTACACTGGCCCCACTACCACGAGTTGGGGTTAGGGGGTGAAACCCCCTGTACGTGTAACTTGCAACCCATATCAGGAGGCATACCCACGTTCCAAACTTAAATTAATTTCAGAGACTGTTGATCACATACCTCAGCCCATCAATAGGATGATCGCCTGCCTTCACTACCTCATCTTCTACTGCATCCTCATCCCACATGTAAGTCTCTAGCGTGTAGATTAACCAGGGGCATGTACTGCATATCACCAGCTCACCATCGGATATCATACGTGCGGTCCTGCGGATCCCATCCAGCACATCATTTAACGCAGGCCTAGCCTTCTTCAACCCATCTCGATTGCACTGGAGGATAAAGGAGGCAGCACTTGGGTCCACTTCGATTGTACTAGGATGGTAATTATTCCTTACACTTCCACTGGCAGTAGGTAGTATGCCCCGAAGGGGCAAACCTACTTGATTTAAATCAACTTTACTTTCTTTTCCTACACACATATCACCACACTGATGTAAGTTACACGTACCACGCACATCATCTGAATCACTATCAGTAGAAGCAATAGGCGCACCAAGTCTTGCAGGTTGCACCCACTTACCAGAGATATAATCAGCCAAATCTTTTGAATATTCTGAGTCAGTCTTCTGCTGATACATCACAGTAGAATCCCAGTAGTACTCTCTGGTAGCGTACCAGGTAGGCCTTACCTTCCCCGGAACCAAATACTTCTCAATCGAAATGAAAGCAGTAGGATTATGCGTACCGTAATCCACACCTATCCTGAGTTCTTTAGGTCTAAGATTAGCAGGAGGTGCAGCAACAACATGTTTGCTCCGATTAAAGTTAGAGAACACTAACCCACTAGCAGCCACCCAGTTTCCTAATATGTTCCTATCATAAAATACTGTGCCCGGAGGATTCTCTCTAATTATCGCAGCCTTGTAATCCGCAGGCAAATAAGGATTATCATTCAAAGTAAAATGCCATAAAGCAATATCAAGTTCCTTAGCCCTGAGAATATAGTTCTTATAAAGATAATGTCCAGGCCCATCCGGATTCATCGTACCAAACGCAGCAGCACCAGGATCAGATAACCTGCTCATCATGGTCTTGGTAAACTTCTCAGGAACCCTGGTCCATTCATCCACATAGGCCCGTAACAACGACTCGCCTTCTATCCTCTCATACGCATCAAGTTTGTCAGCACCTTCCATCCATATCGTTCTGTCAAATATATCCACCGTCTTCTGTTGGAAGTGAATATCAACATTATCCTTGCCAATGATGGATTTGAGAGGAGTGAGTACATTCCTAATCAAAGAATTAATAGTATGCCCGACGAGGAGCATGTTCCCATCGGGCAGAGTAAGTACATCCTTGACCAATTTAAAATTCACTCCTATCGTTTTGCTGCTCCTCCAACTACCCCACAGCATATTCATTCTCTTGGGTGGAGCAGAAATAAATGCTGCTTGCTTACCTACCGGCGTCTGAACCTGCATCCTTAGAACCCACCTCCTCAAACTCAGCATCCAGCTCACCTTTGGCCCGTTCTTCTGACCGCACCGGCTCAGAGGAGGGTGCTGCGAAATTATTGTTTTGTGTGTTATTCTGCTCCATTTTCTGGAACATAGCTATCAGTGCATTCTTTGCATTAGCATCTGTCTTGCCTGCTTCCACTGCGAATTTATCTATAACAATACCCATTGACACTGCTAAGTCTCTGATATCCTTTGCTGGTATGGCTTCCGCACTCAACCTTGAATGTATCTTATCCAGGGTAGCAGACAATATTTTCTGTCTTTCTTCAGATTTTAAATACCTGTTATATGCATTTAATCCATCCGCAACATCTAGGTTCTTCAGTTTCTGTTCCAAGACTTTTGATATTTCTATTTTATGTTCTGTTGCAATCCTGGCAACTGTCATCCTATCGCGGCCAATTATCTTACTTACTTGATTGCAGTTTCTTCCCTCCATAAGAAATCCAAGGATTCTTCTCTCTTCTTCCTCGGTCATTTGCCGTCTCTTCTTCCTCTCCTTTATCGTCCCTTCAACTTCTTTTATTTCTATTTTCTGTTCATGTTTCTTAGTCAAATTATTTCACCACCAATCTGTAAACTCTTTAATCCTAGATAAATTCTTGTGCTGTACTTTGATGACTTGAAGTGTTGATTTTTTTGGAGCGGTATTTAATTAGTTTTAAATACATCTCTATAGGGAATTACCACCCCTGGAATCTCAACTCTCCAACTCATCAGCCAGTTTAGACAACTTCCTTTGCCTTAATCCAAACGTACTTGTCTCCATCTACATAGTGCTTGCATTCAACACCCATGTCCTTAAGCATGATCTTACACTTCCTGCTACTGAATGGATAGACGCCTTCCTCCACACAATATTGCTTATAATTCTGGTAGAAGATGCTGGTTTTAACCATCCATGCATCCATCACAGTCTTCTTTAATTCCGGGTCCTCACACTCTAATGCTTCCTTGCGTACTTCAGTCGCACCAATAACGCAACGTCGATCTACAAACCCTAGTAGAGAATTACAATCTGTTTTGTAAGCATCTGTTGCCTCAACCACACATTTTACTGTGCCCAGCCCATCGCGACGATACTTAATGTAACCTTCTATGGCCCAATTAAGCACCCCGCTTAATTCCGTTCTAAGCTTACTCTCAAGATTTCTATCCTCCCTGCCAATAAAGCTAACAGTAAATGGAATTAGCTTCATCCTATCCCAGGCCCCGGCGTTCGTCTCGGTGATCAAAGGTCTGTTGTTCCCAGCAATCCACAACTTCAGCTCAGGTAGGTACTCTATCTGCCTCTGATGGAGAGTTCTGCATCGAATCACATCATTGCCCGTCAGAGGCTTAATGATCTCCATATCGAACCTGGCGTTATCGTCGGGCTCGACGGCGCTGACGAACCTGGCTCCCTTGAGATTAACCAGATCATCTCGAATATCACCCTCGGTCTTCTTCTTAAGAAAAGTCCTGATCGCTGCCTGTTGGCCGTAATCCCCGAACATGGTTCTGATTACATTCAGGAATACTGACTTACCATTCGAGCCATCACCCCAGCAGAAGAACAGACACTTCTCGGAAACAGTTCCTAGCAAAGAATATCCAATAGACTTCTGAATATACTCCATTAACTTTTCATCACCATCGAATATCTCAGAAATGAATTTCTCCCACATCGGGGCCTTGGCTTCAGGATCATATTTACATCCACACATCTTGGTTATGAGGTCTCCGCGCATACATGGCTGCACCGACACGCCAAAATTGTCCATCACCAAAGTATCGTTGCGTGCGACGATCTTATTTGGTTTGCAATCCATTTCAGCAGGAGATATTGCAAACTCTGGTAATGCCGAAGCCAACCTAACAATATTATTCAACCCTCTCAAGGTGTCTGAAGTCTTCGCAAACTGCATTATCTTGGAAACCTTCTTAGCATCTATCGACTCTCCACGTTGAAGCGCAGTAATGTTCTTCCTGGCCTCCTCATAGAGTTCTGAGACTACATCGCGAGCCATGTGAAAGACAGTCTGCGTTATATCAGGCTTCCATCTCCGGCCATCCCAGATGTACCACGTTGATTGATGTTCGCAGTATCTCAAGTTCTTGCTATGCAACCTGGAGAATCTTCTGGCATTACCTTCTTCAGTGTACCTGAATTTATGTGAGCTAGATTCTTCCCCACACTTGCCGGTGGTGTCCTGTTGAGCAACCTCGGGTTGAATTACTTCATAGACCTCTGCAGTTTTCTCACAGGCCTTATCTATTGTCCGAGATCCATAAGTTCCACTACCACGTTGTTCATCCCATTTGTCGCGCATCAATCCTGATCCTCTAACAATCTGATCCATCACATCCTTATCCCGGCCACTAAAGAAAGCCAGATGTTTGCACAATTTGAATTCTGCTTTACTCCAATCATCTCCGCAGCTACTTGTGTCTCCAAGCAATAGACTAAGTATCTCGTCATAGTTTATACACTTCTTGATCCTGTCCATAACAATTGTTACGTCCACAGGATCTGTTGGATTATGTTGGATTATATTGGATTGTATTGGATTCTGTTGATTATCAACATACTTCTTGAACACCTCAGTCAACCCATCGATGTTCTTAACGATATCAGGCGAGTTCAATACTCTATCTCCAGTGAACGTGAAGAATCTTTCTTTGGTGTAAAACTCTATAGTCCCATCTTGGTTCTTGCAATTACCGTGTTCAATTATTCCGTCTACTATAATATGCAAACCAGTACCAGAGGGTGTAACTTCAGTATATGATCTCAGAATCTTAGCTACATCAATAGCCAGATCTGTAGTTGATGGTGCCACGTTATCATTAATCAGGCAATGATCCAGATCAATACCAGTGAACGTCCCGTCGAACATGAACCCGAGGCCTTCAGCGCCTGGAATAAAGCCCTTACATTTCAGGGCGTTATCAAATGATGTCCACGTTGCTGGGTCTTTTGAGGAGGCTCTGAATCCCCGGAACGACCATGGAACTTTAGTGCGCTTACCATCACCACCGGTTTCATATTTCCATACTACCCAGATATTCTTATTTCGCAGGAACAATGGGACATCTACCATTATCCTCACCTCCATCAGCCTTCAGGCATTCTCTGCATCTCAGTGTCTTGGGTTTGGCAATCAACTTGGCAGATTCAACTACCTGTAGTTTATGTCCAAATACTCTGCATCTCCAACCATTGCTATTGAATTTTCTAGTGCAAGCCCCGCATAGTTCGGGGCCGCAATCAACTTTAAGCATAAGTTTTCTCATATTTTATCATCTGCCTTTGAAACAAGTTCCATTATTCCTGCATACAGTTCGTGTGCTTTATCAACATTGATGCTGCTGGTTTCCATATCTGGCATTTGGTTATTTTCGAAATATACTAATACACGTACACGCATTACATCCATCTCCAGGCGCTGCAGTTCTTGCACAATTCTATTTCATCCTGCTTTCCATCCAGGTGCATCTGCCTCAATTCCATGAACTGATAACTGTTCCAGATCTTCTCGATGCTATGATCTTTGATATTTCCTAGCTGATATAATTCCGAGTAATCGAGGCAGCAAGGGACTACATTACCGTTGCTGTGTATGTTTATCGAACCCCATAGGCGAGAACAGGGCTTGCGCACCGTTGTCGGTCCGTTACTTAACAATTGTGAACCTGGATATTTCACATCGCCATGGAAAGTATCAAAAGGCACATGCCTTATCTGATCCGCCAGCTTTGATAATTCCCAATCCAGCTTCGGTGATATGCCTTCAATTAAATGCACTTCCACTTTCGGGAAAGGCCTTGTGCCACGATAAGATAGCAACCGCTTGACATTCTCTATACCCTCGTAGCATGAGCCGGCATAGCTCAGACAGAGTACATCGAGCGCTCCATCATCAACCAACTTTTCAATCTTCTTCTCGGTTAAATTGCGTCCGGTGGTATAGATCCAAGTTTTAGCATTTGGGTTGATGCATTTGATTTCATACAGAATCTTTTCCAGCCTCGGTTCAAGCATTGGTTCTTGCATGAGGAACGGACAGACATCCGTAGCTCCTGGAACCAGCTCGTTAAGTATCTGGTTGATCATCTCATCAGACATCTCAGGCCTCTGTTCCATCTTATCGTGCGGGCAGAAATGGCAGTGGGCCTGGCATTTGGTATTGGTTTCGAATTGGACATATGTTGGGAGTTTCATTTTAACCAAACCTCAGAGCTGCGTCGCTGAGAACATCAAGATCTCTTGCCATCGATTCATAGACGCATATTTGATATGCTTCGTTGCTGTGAAGATTACGCATTTTCAATAAGAAAGCGCAATCTGATCTGCAGAGGTTATTGATCTTAGGACAGAACTTAACTTTTCCTTCATCGTTTGTAAAGTATGTTATCATATTATCTTCCATTTTACTCACCCTCCTCTGCTATCGCATCCAGTACTGAAGCCCTGATGAATGAGGATTTTGTGTACCCCATTTTCCGGGCTTTCTTGTTGATCTTCCGCATCTCTTCCTTGGTGAATCTACCACTACCAACAATGGTTCGTAGATCCTTCTTCGCCGTGATCTTTGGCATAATGTAGACATATACGTATTCAATATTTATAGTTATTGGTTGGAAAAAAGTTCTATGACATTTTGATGGCCCAAATGCAAAATGTCATAGAACTGTTCTTGACCGCACAGGAGGCCCAGGGATTGACGAACTGCTCTCCCTTGGATAATTGTACCAAAAAGAGATTAAAAGCTGTTTCATGCCGTGTAGGGGCCTACCAGGAGCTGTCTGTAAGCTTCGTTCCCATCTATGTCCGGATAGACACGATGCTGGACAACTCTGTAGGGTGCTCCATCCTTCCAAATAATGAACCTATCAGCATGAGTAGCCGACACAGGTTCGTTAATGATAACTCTTGCTACGCACAGCACGTACTCATCGTTGATATCAACAGCTTCCACCAGATCATCTTCCCAGCGAACTTTGACGTTGGTTAAAGAAGGGGAGATGAGGACCAGTGGATCCCCAGCAGCCCACGCGCCACTATCAGCCAGGACAACAACCTGTTTCAGATATTCTGTAGGATATGATCCCATGTTTACCTACCCATGATGAAATTTCGTCTCATCAATTTGTGCAGTAGATTCATACATTCTCCCGAGAGGATATCGCCTTCCTTCGAGCTGACGAAAGTTTCTCTTAATCCCATGCTGCCGAACGCATACGACTTTACACCCTGAGCCTGCAGGTTATATCTTGTCGTATTTCCACGCTTCATTATCGCGAGAGCTTCCTCGCAACAGGCCATCTTAACTTCTTCTGGTACATCGGTTACTTCGTACCATTCTCCATTGGGTTGCTTGTACTGTCTCGGGAAGGCATTGGCCTGAGTGGGAACTAATTTCTTTCCAGGGAAAGGCAAGTTATTAATTTTCCTGGTAGCGAATGCCAGAGCTGAGAGTTTCTGGCCGGCCCGAGATGCTTCTGCATCAACACCACCAAACAGTAGTCCACTGGCATGGGTATCTGCTGAGACAAGCATTGACCCTGTTCCAGATACCAGAGTTGCAGTAGCTACGGCAGTAAAATCAGTGTCGGCATCAAGCAATGTTTTGATATCACCCCATGTAGCAGTTGGGCTGTACTCTATAAGAATATCCTGGCCATCGAGAACAGAGACACTACTTGCCGTGCCTGAGTAGGGAGTTACCGTCATTAAGTTTCCAGCATACCCTGCCACGAGAGCTTCTATTACGATTCCATAGAGTCCTACCTGTAGGCTGGCTTTCTGTCCTGTGTCTGCAGACCACCATTCATTTGCATAAAGATGGTTGTCTGGGTCAAAATAAATATCACCCTCCGCTACTGAGGCGTAGGGTGTCGTTGCTGCTAATACTGGATCTGTCATCTAAATCCACCATCCTGCGACTTGAACTTTGTATGTTCCCATTTCTCCTCCCAATCTCACAGATATCTTTCTGGAATAGTTCTTGATCGCAAACTCTCTATCATTGGTATTATACCCAAGTGACATAGTTACAACTCTCTGCTTGTACTGATTCCATGTTGTCCATGGAGTAACTATGATATGCACATTCTGATCGGGTGTAGATGTAGTTGACGAATAGATCTGAACTCTGATCAATATTGCTGTAGCTTCTGCAGGTACTACCTCGCTAAGATCCAGATCGAAATAGTAATCGTCATAGCTACTACCCACGCCAGCCGAGAGCATCGATATTGAATCATTGTTCGCCCAGGAATCAGTAGACGAGACTGTTGTGAATGTTTTTGTTCCCAGATTGTGATCTGTGACTATCCTTGAAGTACCTCTTGTAGAGTTGTAAAGAATTACTCTTCCAGATCCCATGGGAACAACATTGGTTTCGGTATCATAGACCACACTTGTCGCACTTGGAGTCCCATTAATTAATCCGGCAAATACCGATCCGTCCCATAATGAAGCACCTACATCTGCGTTTAGATGATAAGCGCTGGCTTCGTAGATTGTAAATCCACCTCCAGAAGCAGTACCAGTGGGGCCGGTAGGTCCTGTAATCGAAGCGCCTGTAGGCCCAGTAATACTAGCACCAGTTGGGCCGGTGATCGAGGCTCCTGTTGGGCCTGTAACTGTACTACCGCTAGGACCTGTAGGACCAGTAACAGTAGAACCACTTGGTCCTGTCGGGCCTGTTCCTCCAACTGATCCCATTACTTGCCAGTAAGCATCAGTTCCAGACGGAGTGTGCCCAATGTTACCGTTCTGCAAGCTGACATAAGAGCTTCCACCATTGGTGACACAATCGTTAATTGAGTAAGTCGCTGTCGGTGAATATGCTCCTCGCATGGTCAGAGCGCCTGATAACCCTGTAGGGCCGGTTATCGCAGCTCCACTGGGGCCGGTAGGACCAGTAACAGAAGCTCCTGTCGGCCCCGTTGGACCCGTTCCGCTACCAAAGGCTGAACGATGTTGCCAAACCCATTTACTGTCCTCATAAGACAGCATCGGAATCATGTCGTTGGCACTTGGAGTAGCTATCTCTCCTTCCAAACAGTTCCACAGAAAATTGTCTCTGAACTCCAACATCCACTCGCTGGCACCATTGGACCAGGTTAATAGTAAATCATCTGGCGTAGGTTCGGTGTTCTCTTCAAATAACGCTGTTAATTGCGCAAGAGTCGAACTTGAACCAGTACCAGTGGGGCCGGTAGGTCCTGTAATCGAAGCGCCTGTAGGCCCAGTAGGGCCAGTGGTAGATCCTGATAAAATATCCTGTCGCTCCTGCCACATCCAACCATCAAGAACTGCAGAACGAACTGGAATCCTATCAGTCGGAGATTCATAAGTTCCCCAGGATCCCAGCTCATCTCCTACTAAATGGTCCAATAAAGCAAAGCGAACTTCACCGCACCATGTTTCAGAGATGAAAGAATAAACCGGAAATACGTCATCCTCATCAGGAGCATCGAGATTTCCAAGACCTCCAAACATGTCGAATACTTGCGCCGGCGTCAAGCTGGGTCCGGAAGCCCCAACTGGAACTGGATCGGACCTTAACCAGTAACCATCATTTTCCACATCAGGGTCTGGCATGTGATTGACATTATCATCGATCAAACTTATGAAAGAATATCCTCCAAAATTAACTACGTTATTTGTGGAATAATTCGTGTACTGTTGCCACACTCCCATGAAAGTGTAGATCGATCCAGTACTTCCTGTAGGCCCTGTTCCTCCTGTCGGCCCTGTCCCACCAGTTTCTCCTGTCGGCCCCGGTGGAGCTACTATCTGCCAGTAAGAATCAGTTGTACCAGATGGTTCATGATTGTTGTTCGGAGCTGTCAAACTGAAGTAGGATAAAGTCAGGTGAGAGACTGTATCTCGAAGGACGTAGGTAGCAGTAGGACTCCACAGACCACGCAGGGTGAATGCTTCACCTGTCCCTGTAGCACCAGTCGGTCCTGTTATGCTGGCTCCTGTCGGCCCCGTTAAAGTGGGAAGAGTATCTAAAGTTAGATACTCCTCGATGTGTCTACTGTTACCGTGCTTACCTCCACCGCCTTCTTTAACGGTTATTTCTGTGATGTTGGTTTTTGCCATCTTAGCCTACCTTCATGATTTCGATTCTGTTGTCTCCGTATGGGCCGTCAGAGTATGTTACACTGGTTGCAGGCCTTGCAGTTACCCAGACATAATGCCCACCCTGGAGATATATCAACCAGGTGTACTCGAATACCGTTCCTGATGGATAATCTAAGCTTGCCACGTAATCCGACGAGCCGTTGTTTAGATATATTCTCGTCAACATAGCATAGGCAGTATTCATCTTCAATCGAACGTGTATCTCATACCAACCATCTTTTCCACTCGGGCAGGTAAATTTCCAGCTCGCTCCTGTGGTAACTGCACTGTCAGTATCAGTTATAGATGTTGCGAAATTAACTATGTTATCTGCTCCTCCGGTTGCAGTTGCTCCACCAGTGTACTTGTAAATCGCAACAACCGCAGCTCCTGCACCAACTCCTGTCGGTCCTGTAGGTCCAGTTATGGAAGCTCCTGTTGGCCCTGTTCCCGAAGGTCCTGTGGGGCCGGTAACTGTGCTACCACTTGGTCCAGTAGGGCCTGTACCTGAAGGGCCTGTAGGTCCGGTCACGGTTGATCCGGAAGGTCCTGTTGGTCCGGTCCCGGATGGGCCGGTGGGTCCAGTCACTGTGCTCCCTGAAGGTCCTGTGGGGCCTGTGCCAGATGGTCCCGTACCTCCTGTCGGCCCTGTCACAGTACTTCCCGAAGGTCCAGTCGGACCAGTTCCCGAGGGTCCTGTAGGCCCTGTAATTGATGCTCCGGTAGGGCCGGTGATGGATGCACCTGTCGGACCGGAAGGACCTGTTACAGACTCTCCTGACGGCCCGGTAGGACCTGCCACGGTTGAACTTGCACCAGTCGGGCCAGTGATGGATGCTCCACTGGGGCCGGTAGGACCTGTGCCAGATGGTCCGGTGGGGCCAGTAATACTGTTTCCACTTTGGCCGGTAGGCCCAGTTCCTCCGGTCTGGCCAGAAGGTCCTGTCACGGATGGTCCGGTCGGTCCCGGAACTGTCGAGTCGGCACCAGTGGGGCCGGTTACAGATGGTCCTGTTGGTCCGGTAACGCCAACTCCTGTCGCTCCTGTAGGTCCTGTGATAGATTCACCAGTAGGTCCTGTCGGCCCTTCGGATGGTCCGGTAGGCCCCGTTGGCCCAGTTTCACCGCCTCCTGCGGTAATTAATGTGAAAACTCCACCGGAAACTCCCAGAGCCATACCCTCGGTCAGTTCATCTAACCGCACCGGCACACCATCGATGGCTCGCACTCCGTAGGGCTCGTCGTCTGGAACCAGCGTAATCCAGCCTTCAGCCGTGGTGTAGTAATCAATTTCATCTTCTGCAATGTAGATCGTACCATCCCTGGGGGTGGCCGGTCTATCTGCTAAAAGCCCAATTAAAGGTCTTGTGGTAGATTCATCATCGAGGAACCCAGCTCTCTGTATCCTGGAGAGAGCTTCATCATAATTAGGGCTGACACGATGATTTAATTCGGCCAGGACGAGAGGACCTTTAATGAGGTTTTTTAGCAGTATGTCTTCTGTTGATGGCATACTCACCTCACGAAAAATTGTTTTAGGGGAGTCATTTGACTCCCACTTACTTCGGTATCAGATAGGCGTAGACGATTCCAGCTATGGTTGATCCGGCGAAATCGATGTGGATCTTACCCTTGTCCGTTACGGTGCTCATGATCTTGAATCTGTTAGACTCAAGAGGACCGAGCAGGACACGCTGAGCGCCACCATCTAGGGAGCAGACAAGATCTCCGAGGCCGCTCCTGGGGCCATCTCCAGCTACTACAGTGATAGTATCAGCTGCAGTAGCTGCGGAGATTTCGAAACGGATGAAGAGATTCATTCTGTCCATCAGCTTGACGATGGCCACAGGGATCTCCATGTCGTTCGTCTTGCTCAGTGTTACTCCGGTTACACCAGTCTGGAAAGTGTTCTCAGCCATGGTGTTGGCCACCATTACATCTCTAACCATCTTAAGCCACCTTCCTTCCGGTAAACATAGCCAGAGCGTTGGGCCTGACTACCTTAGCGCCGTAGACATGCAAACCCTTTACAGCATCTGCAAATCTCTTCTCCGGCCTGTAGGCTTCGACCTTGTTCACGGAGTCTGCAAAGGTAACGGCCTGCGGAGATCCGGCGATAATTCTGTAGTTGAGCTTGGCAGAATCAGCTCCAGTTCCCAAACCGCTCGGGCAGTTGTTGGACTCCAGAATGTCGAAGCCGGCAGCTCTCTTAACAAGGCCATTCAGCAGAGCGTCCGTGGATCCGGAAGCGCTGGCATCAGTGAACCTCTCATCTCCAGCCAGTCTCTCGATGAACCAGGGAGGACAGATAGCCCATCTACCCTGCTTGGGCACATTGTTCTCGGAGAGTTTTGTTCCCAGCTCAAGCAGATAATCCCAGGCCATAGTTCCAGAACCGGCTGTAGTGGATGGAACAAATCCAGTTGCGTTAGATCCAACCTGGTTGTCCGTAGCTACTCCAGCCAGCATTGCGGCAGCTACAAACTGATCAGCGACATCAGACAGGTTATAAGCGGCCTGTTGCATAGCACCATTCATCAGCGTCGGAGACATCTGAGCCTTGCTGACATCATCAACAGCGAAGTTGAAGTACTTCGACTCGGTGATGGTGAGCGTGGATTGGCCATCGTTCAGGGCCTCTGGATCAGCAATGTCACTGTCCTTGGTGTAGTCACCGATGGTAATATCACCGATAGCAGTGATCTTAACCGTGCTACCCTTGCCGGCTATGTCACCTTCATAGTCCCGGTTAATCACATTGGGCTGTCCAAATACGAGCGACTTCTGCAGGTTGGCCAGCAGACGAGCGCTCCAAATAGTGGCTATAAAGCCTTCAACCGTCAAGTAAATTCTCCTTACTTTACAACTCCTGTCTGGAGTTGCTTGCTCACGTTAGCCCAATCCGCGTTGATCTGTTCCGGAGACATTGTCTTTAGCTCGGCAGCAGTGTAAACTTTCGGGGCAGTGTTCCCCGCTGGCGGGTTGGTTGTACCACCGACTGAGTTACCAGGGCCTAATCCGGCGACGAGTTTCTGAGCACTGGCTGTCATTTCCTCCTTGGTTCCACCCTGTATGAAACCAACAAGTTCTGCAGGAACTTTGAGGTCCAGCCCTACTTGAGTCAGAATTGCATTGCGGTCGGTAGTTGATACCTTCCCCTGCAATTCGGAAATAGTTCCCTTAGCGGCTGCAAGTTCGGTCTGCAAGTTTTGCACTGTGGCCAGGAGAGCTGTTGGATCTCCTCTCGACGCTCTATCTGCAGCCAGCCTATCCTGAACTATTTTATTAACATCAGCTTCCGTAAATTTCTTTTCTTCGTCGCCCATATTTAAACTCCCAACACTTGACGGTAGTTGTCACCTACGTACAACTTTCATTTGGATTCTATTTAAACGTATTCACTATTCTTCTTTACCCGAGCTGCAAACTCCGGATTGAGTCCATGAACTGCAAGAATCTTATTATTCAACTGCTTGCAGAGTTTCTTCTTTCCGACATAGTAAGCGCAGATTGCAAGTTCATCCCATAGCAGATAATTATACAACAGAGGCTCGGGGAAGATGGCACCATCAGGCACCTTCAAAGGCAAGGCCATGTAGCCGAACATAAACCCGAGTGTGAACTTGTTGAGCTGTCTGTATAACCTGCAAAGCTGGAACAAAGGCTCGGCCCTATAGGGCTGTTCATTAACCGCAAGAAGATAGTTCGAAACTGCAGGACCGTACTGGCTTTGATTGAAGAAGATGTTACCCATCTGATAGTAGGAGTAATATATTTCAGCCGCATTGTTTCCCGGACCCATAGCGATACGGATCTTGTAATTCTTTATGGCCTTCTCAAACTCTCCGGCAGTATTGTAGGACTGAGCAAGATAAAACGTAGCCCTTGGCACATCACACTCAGGATTCTCCCTGATGTCATCCTCAAGCATCTTGGCATGGGTCAGGTATTTAGCAGGGTCCTTGGATGTTGCACCTGTTCCAAAGGATTGTATGGAAACGTCGGGAGTGAATCCAGTTGTCCACCCTGGCTTAACTAACGGAACCTCGTGAACAGCGCCTACATAACTCCACCGGCGAGCAGAGGAAAATAAACGCAACTGGCGGTAAGTGAATGCACCGAGTGTAATTTCAACTTCATAGCAATCTTTGGTGAGGTGGGGTATCTTCTTGAACGTCAGGACATCATCGGCATCAAGGACAAGATAATAATCAGCTCCACTGTGGGCTGCAGCTTCGAAAACCTTTGTCCTGTTGTAGCCATAATTCTTGAAAGGAACATCAATTAATTCCCCTGGTATGTCTTTCAGTTCCTCTCTGATAACGTCCTTGGTATTATCATCAGATCCAGTGTCAGCGATTACATAATAGTTTATGAACCTCTTCACTGATCGGAGGGCATTTGCGATGACATGCCCTTCGTTCCTGACCATCATACATAAGCAGACCTGCTGAGGTTTACTGCAATTTGTTTTAGAATTTTCAGAATTCATTTCTTCTCAATTCCCGGCGATTCGTGAGCCAATTCATTCTTAAGGCAATCCATAATAAATGTTTCCAGGGTGCAGATTTTCCCCAGAAGTTTGTTCTGCATTCCCCATTGCTGGATAATCATTATCAGCAAAAGTCCTGCAACAATTCCCTGCTGTTCAATGACCTTCTCTACTAAATCCCATGGAAACATTAGTTAGCTCCTGGCTCAGTTCTTAATGCAGATCCATCGTCTGATCTTGGTTGTTTGTCTCCGGGGTTTCTGGTACGGCCTTCCTGTGGAGATTGTTCTCGTGGGGCATCAGGAATCTCAGTTTGCATTCTGGCTATCTCTGCATCTGCTTCCGCTTCTGTGCAGTTGTCCAGGCGCATGATAGAAGATCGCTTGCTGGTTAAGCCAGAATTTTTCCTAGCCTGCTCGACATCGGTATCTTCTCTTGCATCTCTTGGGAGGCCGTCTTGCCAGCCAATGGTTTTAAGATTTAATTCTACGGAGTTTGGAATGTTACCCTTGACATCCAGAAGGGATGCTGCGCGAATTGCCTGCTTGATAGGAACATCGAAAATCATTCTGAGTCTGCTGGTCTTGGCAATTGTTCTTACCAGGAGGCGTCTCCAGGCCGAACCTGAAACCTGCATACCCTCGCTGTAGTCTCCAAGAGCTGCAGGATTGAGGTCAGTGACCTTGTAAAGCATACTGGTGATCCTATCCATTTCCTTGAAGCTGCTGTCGAGCTTGCCATCCCATTCGATGTAGGTAGGCTTAAGCAATGGATCTCGGATTGGGAAATATCTACCGTTGAGATTAAGACGCTCTTCGCCAGTTTCCATGTCGGTCGTGAGCATATTATCCGGCCCAGCCATGAGAGGCCGACTGTGAATATCCAGGATGCTGGCAACTTTAATTATTCTCATACACAGTTCTTTGACGAGATTTTTCATGTTCTTGAAATCGTCGGTAGTGTTCTTGATTACGAATATTAGTGGATATGGAACTCCTGTTTCCTGAGTCGGTAGGAGAGAGGCGAATCTCGGGACCGTTGCGAGAGGGACCTCGTGATCGATTTGGTTGCCGTTCATCCAGAAGAGCTGGTGTTGGATTTTACCGGCGCTGTGAATTTCTACCTTCAGCAGTTTAGCGGAACTTGACCCCACCGGTGCAGTGAGGGTCCAGGCGATAACGTGGCTGATATATTCATCCTCATTATCCGGATTTGTAATTCCGAACCAAATGCTGGGTTTTATGTTTTCTATTACTGATCCTGGCTCTTGGTATTCCTTTCCCTTGAACCTCGCCTTTAGAATTGCGTGGTTGAATTTTATGGTGTTCGTAGCGGCCCTGTAGAGGGTCACATCGAGGTTCGAACGCAGTCTGAGGGCATCTACCTCAGCCTGTTCCTTTAGGTTGGTTCCCAGGAGTCTGGGAGGCTCGCAGACGAGGAAATCACTGAAGACGTTGCAGACTGTGAGGAACCAATTAAATTCCAGCTTTCTCTGACCGTAAGGAGTCTTGAAGAAATCGGACATAAATGTGTCCACATCTTGCAGATCCTGTAGATCCCATAAATCCCTCCAGACGAGGTGATGATCTCCTTGATAGAGGTTTTCATTTTCCTCGTACATTTTTAATCTTGGAGATTCACTTTCCGGGGGAAATATGTTGAGTGGCTGCAGGAAAGATAAATCATTCAACATAAACAAGGATAATCATTGATGGTATTTAAAGAGATTTGGGCTCAGAAAATTTTTGACTTGAGTGAGGCATAAAAGATAAAAAAGCAAAAGTAGGAGATGTTGGAGATGTATGATAAGGATATTAGGATAAAGATAAGTGTGTATATATATGTATCTATCTTAAGATAGATACCGTAGCCCTGTTGCACAGGGCAAGTTCTTACGGTATCTATTTATCTCAGCATCTATGCTGTTCCTTCCTTCTTTTATTATTGCTTAATCAATCTGTCTGGCCTTGTCCTAGAATTGTAAGGGATGGTCCCTTACCCAAATGCAGGTAGTCCTGCTGTCTGTGGTTTTGGGTGGCGCAGTAGTACGAGTGTTGGTGGGGTGGGGTCCTGGATGTGAGTGGGTCTGGGTATGTCAGCCTCCTGCTTGCGATTACACTGGCCCCACTACCACGAGTTGGGGTTAGGGGGTGAAACCCCCTGTACGTGTAACTTGCAACCCATATCAGGAGGCATACCCACGTTCCAAACTTAAATTAATATTACACTGGCCCCACTAAGCGGGGGGGTTAGGGGGTGAAACCCCCTGTTTCAGAGACTGTTGATCACATACCTCAGCCCATCAATAGGATGATCGCCTGCCTTCACTACCTCATCTTCTACTGCATCCTCATCCCACATGTAAGTCTCTAGCGTGTAGATTAACCAGGGGCAT